TGGCGAAACTTCTGTTACCATCGAATCACCTTACGGTGCTGTCAGCATGGTCTACGTTGCTTCTAACGACTGGAGACTCGTATAGGCTAAACTTCTGATATTAATTATCAGATTTATCCTGGGTGCCCTCCTATATGGAGGGCATCCTTTTTTGTACCTACTATTTATTGAGAATGACAAAATAAAGGATTTTTATATATGGCCTATAATATTTTAAAAGGCAAAGTACAGTTTGTAAATTCTAATTCTGGTTCTATTGAAAGTATGGTCGACATACACAGCAATCAAACAATTGCTGGTAGCAAGGATTTTCAAAGACTAACGGGCTCAAATGTTCATGTAAAAAACAATTTGGGAATTGGCACCACACAACCCGAAACAAAAATGCACATACAGAGCGGGTCTGCTGGTACAGTTGCTACAACTGACGGTGCCCTTTTGACACTAGAATCAAGCGGGAAGCCCAAAATACACTTCCAATCTCCAAATGCTTATGGTGGTTCGATTATTTTTGGATCTGTTGCAGATAACGATGAAGGGCAAATCGATTACGATCATGGGTCTGACAGGTTCCTGTTTAAGACCGCTGGTAGCACTAGAATGACTATTCTTGGTGACAATGTTGGAATCAACACTACAAACCCAACTGAAAAGCTAGAAGTAAATGGAAACATTAAGACATCTGGTATAACAGCCACTGGTATAATTTCTGGTTCTGGTGCTATTTCGGGCTCTTCTTTTCATGGTATTTTTCATGGTACTTATAATGGTGCTGGGACCGGATTAACTGGGATTGCAGCCAACAGCTTAACATTGGGTAACTCAATGCAAAATGTTGGTGGCAGTTTAGTTGCTAAACTTTCCGGCTCTAGTGGTCTAGAAAGCACAGCCGCAGGTTTAAGGATTAATCCATCATTAAGCGTTGCTAAAACCCCGCCAGCCAATGCAGATACTTTTATTATTTCGGATAGCGCTGCTGGCAATATTCCTAAAAAACTTACATATCAAAACTTAGCTTCTGCTGTTACGAGCGGCTTATCAACTCTTTCAACAAACGGAAACGCCGGGGCTGTTCAAATTAAAAACGGGGACGCATTAGAGGGCCCTAATGAATTAAATTTCAACACCTCGACCAATACCCTAACAGTCACAGGAAATATTACAGGCTCAACGAAAATTGTTTCTCCAAGTATTTATGGTACTAACTTTTTTGGCAATGGCGGCAATATGACTGGAGTGTCAATATTAAACTACACGTCTTCTTTGGCAAACTTTAATGTTCTGGCTAGTCATTCTTTAATAGGTATTAACTCAAGCGGCTCTGTTGTAACGGCCTCACTCGCAGTGGCTAATAGTTATCAAGCAGGACAAACTTTCACATTCAAAGATATTGAAGGTTCAGGCTCTACCAACCATATTGTAATTGCAGCATCTGGTGGGCAGAAAATCGATGGACTCAGTAATGTCAAAATACAAGCAAACTACGGCGCTGTTTCGATTGCTACTGATGGTGGCACCAGCTTTTTCATAGTGAGTACAAGTTAATGCCTGATATAAGAAATTTTAATAATTCTTGGGTTCTTGAAACTACCCCCGACATCAGTTCAATGGGGTGGATTGATGTCGATATTACTGACGGGACATGGACTCAAGCAGGAAGTGCAACCATCTTAAGTGGATCTTCTGTTGATGTTTCCAAAGTACATACGTTTAATTTCAATGCCGTTGGTTCTGCTGACAATGACAATACATTTGCCGTTGGTTCCAACTTCACCGGCCCACGATGGCACAAGCCCTTAAACAATAATAACGGCACAAGACTAACATCAGATGATAATTTTACTATAATGTATCATCTTGTGGTTGAAACTCCATCCCAAAGTGACAAAGTTGGAATTGCTTTTGGTTATTGTGTAGATCCAACTTCAAATGTACTTGCCACGATAGATGGAAATGGAGCCTTGCATTCTTACAATAGCGCCGGCAGCACCACCCCACGAATAGGTGTTTGGACAAGAACCAGTAGTGGCTTAACATCTAATGCAAACATTAAACATGCTATGGTAGTTAACGGTCCTGTTGTTGGAAGAAGACATCCAGCCGGAAATTACACTGGTCTTGACAGTAGCCTGGCTTTCATCCAGGGGGGCTCAAGAAATGTTAATCAGACCATGGCGAGTGGACAAAATTTATCTATCGCTATTTTTGCAGGTGTTGTAGGGAGCAATACAACAATTAGTGCTTGCGATATTAAATTAAAACTTAAATATAGGGTAATTCAATTCGATACCCTTCAAGGATAAAATGAGTATTATAGACGAAGTGATTAAAGACATCGGTATCAACTCACAAAATATTTCAGAAGACGAATGTTTGTTGATTTCTTTTGTAATTCCAAAAGCCAAAGCACAAATTCTTTTTCCCCAGATAAGGGCTAAGATATCAGATCCCGAGCAGGAAAACGTAACATTAGTTGAATTAGACTATATTGAAGTTAGAGACATGATCCAGCAATTGGCCGTAGATCGTGCTGACGAATCTTAGATGTAAAGCATATTTTTGCTTTTAGTTTTTTACCATACTAATTAAATTGAATTAGTACTATTAGGAGTATATTTGATGTCATCACTATTAGAGCAGGCCATTGTTGATGCTAAGGCTTTAAAAGAAGCAGCACTCAAGAATGCAGAGGCTTCCATTATCGAGAAGTATTCTGCAGAAGTCAAGTCAACTTTAGACGAACTACTTGAGCAAGATGAAGCGCCTCCAGGAATGGAAGGCGACTTTGCTGATCTCGGAGGCCTTGGTGTTCCACCAGAAGGTGGTGCAGAAGAGCCCCCAATGACTGCCATGCCAGAAGAGGCCCCTGCCCTTTTTGAAGATGACTCTGGAGTCACTCTCTCTGCAACCGACGATCTTGATAAGAAAGACGCTAGGTTGAACAACGAAGACGAAACAGTCCCAGTAACTGTAAACCTTGATGCTCTTCGCGAAGCAATCGAAGAGCTTGAAAGCCAGCTTGATGAAGACGAAGAAATTGATCTTAACGAAGAAGACCTTGCTTCACTCTTTGAAGAAGAGTCCGAAGAACTTGATGAAGAGATTGAGTTGGCAGAAGAAGAAGTTGATCCTCTCGATGCAATGGCTGATGCCATCATGGAAAAAATGAGAGTTGATACTGGTGCCGATCTTTCTGGTTGGGCTGGTATGAGATCAGAAGAAAAGAAATATCAAATGGAAAGAGGGATGGCTGCAAGAAAGTCAACTGGTGTTGACGAAGAAATTAAAGCCATGAAGAAGGCTCAAGAAGAGCTTGTCTTCGAAAATAAAGATTTAAAAACAAAAATTGTAAAATTGGCCGAGTTACTAGAACAGGCAAAAGACAACCTTCAGGAAGTCAACCTATCTAATGCTCGACTATTATACACGAACCGTGTACTTAGGAATACCTCCTTGAATGAGCGACAAAAAACTAAAATTGTCGAAGCTATTTCCAAAGTTGGTTCGGTTAAAGAGGCAAAGACTATATTCGAGTCGCTTCAAAGCGCAGTGTCGTCTACACCAAATCGTAGACCGAAATCACTTAGCGAGGCTATCTCACGTCCAAGCCAATTGATCCGTGCTTCTCGTCACCAGGATGAGAAGTCTGTCGATCCTTACACAGATCGATGGAAAAAACTAGCAGGTATTTAACAATATATAAGGAGGTATAAATGTCTGGATTACTTGAAAGATTAACTGAAGGCGTAGTTAATCGTGATATGAGAGCCGAATCTCATGCCCTACTAAAGAAGTGGGAACGCACCGGTCTTCTCGAAGGCCTAAACTCAGAGCGTAATCGTAACGCTATGGCAAGACTTTTGGAGAACCAAGCTAAGGAGCTACTTCGTGAGTCTAACACCATGTCCGGTAATAGTGTTGAGGGTTTTGCAACCGTCGCCTTCCCAATCGTTCGTCGTGTTTTCGCTGGTCTTATCGCTAACGATCTCGTTAGTGTTCAGCCAATGTCTCTACCGTCAGGTCTCATCTTCTTCCTCGACTTTACTTTCTCGCCAAACCTTGGCGAGAGCGGAAGTCAGTCAAGTCGTTTTGGTAACACCACTACACAGAACGGAGCATCTATCTACGGTACTGACAAGGTTGGTTCTGGCGTAATCGATGGTGTCAATCTTGTAGGCTCAGTCTACAAGCAGGATCAGTCTGGTCCGCGCACTTCAGCACGAGGCTATGCTTACGCTTCACCAACTGGCTCTAACAGTGCTACTGTTACCACTCATGCAACTTCTACCAATGCTGCTGCTGAGCACTTTGTCAAGGCTGTTTTTGTTCTTGATGGTGCTGTTAGCGAGACCAACGGTAAGTTGATTGAATTTGATGCTGACCTAATGGCTGTCACCGATAGTACTCTTGGTGTTGTTGTTATTGATATTGAGGAAGCCGCTCTTGCTCCAACCAACGGTGTTGAACAGATGGACTTTGATAATATGGCGGCATTTGAGCTTGAAAACACTGTTATCACTGATATCTTAACTAACGTTGATGGTGCTACTCACGGTTCTCTTACCGCTGGTACAAACGCATTTCAGATTCGCAGACTTACTAGGAGAGTTTCTGCTGCCGAGGCAGCTACTGATGCTGCGTCAATTCGTTTTTACATCTCTGCGCTTGGATCTGCTCTTGCTGCTGGCACTGTCACAATGACTGCTACTAACACGATTGGAACTGGTGAGATTAAGTTCCCGCTTGCTGATCTACTTACTGTCAACTCTGCTGCTCTTGGTGCAATCGGTGGTTATGATTACCCACTAGAAGGTAGAGCCGAGATTCCTGAGATTGACATCAAGGTTGACTCAATTGCAGTTACCGCTCAGACCAAAAAGCTCAAGGCCAAGTGGACCCCAGAGCTTGGTCAGGATCTTAACGCTTACCACAACCTCGATGCCGAAGTTGAGCTTACCCAGATCCTTTCAGAGCAGATTGCCCTTGAGATTGACCGCGAGATCCTTGCTGACCTTGTAAACGGTGCCACCGCTGGTACTTACTACTGGGCACGCTCTCCTGGTCTCTTTGTCAACCGCGAGACTGGTGAAGAGCTTGGCGCTAGCTCTGCTGCTCCTGACTTCACTGGTACCGTTTCTGAGTGGTACGAGACTCTTGTTGAGACTATCAACGATGTCTCCGCTCAGATTCACCGTAAGACTCTTCGTGGTGGTGCTAACTTTGTGGTCCTTGGCCCAGAGATGGCTAACATCCTTGAGTTCACCAGTGGCTTCCGTGCTTCTGTAACTCACGATGATGAGTCCGGTTCAATCGGTGCTGTTAAGGCTGGCTCTCTTAGTAAGAAGTTCGACGTTATCGTTGACCCATACTTCCTAAGAAATGTCATCCTTGTTGGTCGCAGAGGCTCCAGCTTCCTTGAATCTGGTTATGTATATGCACCTTACGTGCCGCTACAGACTACCCCAACAATCTTCGGACCAGAAGACTTCGTGCCGCGCAAGGGTGTTATGACCCGCTACGCGAAGAAGATGGTTCGTCCCGATATGTACGGTCTAGTCATTGTGCGTGGTATGCTCGGTGAGTCAGGCGCTTCCTGATAATCTAACAAGCTAAAACTTGGCCCCCTGCTTCGGCAGGGGGTTTTTGCTTTTGGGTATACTATTTAAAGTAACTTGAAATATTCTCCTCTGGGCGAGGCCACTGCCCTTAGAAAGTTTTATTACCGAGGTGGCTGGTAATGATTCATTGAGTAGGACAAGTTATTGCAATAACATAATTAAAAAGGAGAAAACATTATGGGAAGTAGAAGATTAGGAAGAAAGAGACTTAAATCTCTCTCGTCAAGAGGTGTAACCGACACAGTTACAGCAGGAGTAGGTGCCCCTTCTGTCACCAGACAAACAACTAGAAGAGAAGGTAACAAAATCATTACAGAAATTTCTGTTGATTTGGGTGGAAACACTTCAGTTGCCGAGGCTACTGATGGTGATATCATTGGTGGAAACACTCTTACAACATGTAGTATCGCCACTCTCTCACTAACAACGCACGGTTATGTCACTTACGCAGAAATTGCTTGTCTTGAAGCACCAGCAGGGGCATCTGCCGATATTGATTTACACGGTGGATCAGCGTCAGACGATGCGGAAGGTGGAGCAGTAACCGGTGCTAATGTATATGTTGCAGCCGGCGGAAACCACTCTCTAGGATCTAGAGTTGGTGCGGCCGTAGCTCTTCACGATTTTGATTCTGACAGTGATGAATTTCTTTATCTTGTGAATGGGGCAGGTTCCGGCGCTGGGACTTACACTGCTGGTAAGCTTTTGATTACCTTAGAGGGAATTGCCTCTGATGCTGTTCCAGACGCATCATAAGGAAAATAACTATGAGTTTTAGTAATCATGTCTTATCTAGGGTAAAAAACGAGGCTCCGGTTGAAGATGTTCCTGCTGTTGAACAGGTTGAAGAAGAGGTTGTAGTCAAAGAGACACCTAAGCCAAAGAGAACGAGAAAACGTAGAACCACTAAGCCCGCTGCGGCTGAGTAAAGTTCCCCCCGCTTCGGCGGGGGTTTTGTTTTTGCCTTCACTATTTAGTTAGTAAACAGGAGGCTTTGATATATGCCCACTAACCTTTCCCCATCTTCAACAGTAAGCGCGATCATACTACCCATAACTGGTTCTCCAGGTGATGTGGCCGCCACGATACCTTTCGGTGTCTATGCAAGCTCAGTACAGTTCCTGAGTGGCGCATCAGACCAAGTTGCTTATACCTACAAAAAACTTGGCGGCGATGTAATCGATATTGAATTAACTGTAGGCAATGTATACTCAGCTTACGAAGAAGCAGTCCTAGAGTACTCAAACATAATTAACTCGCACCAAGCAGCCAATGTTCTTTCTGATGCTCTTGGCAACGACACAGGTTCTTTTACAAGTAAGGGTGAATTGTCAGCAGGTACAAATGCAGCATTAAAGTATCCTAAGTTTCAGATTGCCCAGGCAAGAAGAGTGGGTGATGCAATAGCAACAGAGGCTGGGTTTGGTGGTACTACCAGAATCTACTCAGCTTCTTTTGCACCTGTTAAACACAGACAAGCATATGATTTGCAGAACATAGTTAACTCCGCATCTCTTTCAGGAGTAGATGATAACGGTACATCAGTTCCTTTTTCTGGCTCGATCAACAATAAAAGAATTATTGTTAATAAAGTTTATTACAAATCACCAAGAGCTATGTGGAGATTTTATGGATACTATGGTGGTTTAGGTGTTGTTGGGAATGCATCTACTTATGGCCAGTATGCCGATGATTCTTCTTTTGAGGTTATTCCCACTTGGCAGAATAAACTACAGGCGATCATGTATGAGGATTCGATTTATACAAGAACGTCGCATTATTCATATGAAATTATGGATAACAGGTTGCTCCTCTACCCAACTCCTTCTAATGACAACCTCTCTGGTCTGGACTTAGGTAGAATCTGGTTTAGATTCTATGTTCAGGAGAATGCGTGGGATGATACTGAATATGATTCTGGTGTCAATGGTGTGAACAACTACAACACTTTACCATTTGCCAATATTAGCTTTGAGAAAATAAACTCTATGGGACAACAGTGGATTAGGAAGTATGCTCTTGCAATCTCCAAAGAGATGCTCGGTCAAATTAGAGGTAAGTTTGGTAACACAGTACCAATCCCAGGTCAATCAGTGAATCTGAACGCAAACGAGCTTCTCTCTCAAGCAAAAGAAGAGCAAAACAGCTTGCGTGACAAATTGATAGAAATGCTTAAGACGATGGAATACAAAGAGCTTGCCAAGGCAGACAAAGAGCGTATCGATGCTTCTGTCGATGTATTTGCTAAGATTCCAAATCCAATATTTGTAGGTTAATAGATGTCAGATAACGAATGGTCAAGACCCAGTAGTCCTCCACCCCCATTATTTCTTGGGGAGAAAGAGCGCAATCTAGTAAAGCAAGTCAATGACGAACTAATAGAAAATGTCATTGGCCAGCAGATCCTTTACTATCCTATCGATCTTGAGACTACCGATTACCATCCAATCTATGGAGAAGCACAAACAAAAAACTATCTTGCACCAATTCGTATTTATGCTCTTGTTGAGTGGACTTCATACTCAACTAGCTATCTTGATGGAGTTGGAATTGATAAAGAAAACTCTATTACAGTTAGTTTCCATAGAAGAAGACTGGTTGATGACCAAAACCTATTTGTTAGGGTGGGAGATTTTGTTCTTTATGGTGATATTTACTACGAAATTGTTAAATTAGAAGAACCGCAGAAGCTTTTCGGTCAAGTCGATCACGATTTTGAAATAAAAGTTTTGTGTAAGAAGACAAGGAAGGGACTCTTCAATGGATAATGCTCCAGTCATGTATAAATCTGATCTTGAAGATGTTGATACAGCAATGTATGAATATATTGACGAAAAGTTCAACCTTTTTTATAAAGAAGGGGGTGTAAACAATAAAAAAGTCCCCATCATCTATCTCACAAACGAGAGAAGTTACCAGATTAAGAATGATTCAACAATCAGAGACCAAGATGAGAAGTTGATACTTCCTATAGTCACAATAAACAGAGTTTCTGTTGTTAAAGATCCCAATAGAAAGGGTGGGTTCCAAGCACACCTCTATTCTGACGACTCAACCGGTAACATTGGAAGAAGAGAGGTTCTTAGAAGAGTCAAACACGATAAAAGTTCCGATCTCGCCAATGCTTTATCTCAAAAAAGAGGTGGTACCCAAACCAAAGCAGCAAATCCGTTTAATATGAGGGCCACCAAAGAGATAATATATGAAGTATTTACCGCCCCCATTCCAGTTTACGTCAACATTGACTACAAGATCACACTAATGACCGAATATATTCAAGAAATGAACAATCTTGTACAGCCATTTATGACAAGGACTGGTCAAATAAATTCTTTTATTATGAGAAGAAACGGTCACCTTTATGAGGCCTTCATAGATCAAAACTTCACACAAGAAAATAATGTGTCCAACCTTGCAGAAGAAGAGCGAAGATTTAAGACTGAAATAACAATAAAAGTTATAGCAGCTTTGGTTGGAGAAGGGGAAAATGACAATAAAAATCTTATTGAGAAAAAAGAAACTGTTGCACGGTACTTCTTCCCCTCGGAAAGCACTATTTACCAATAACAGTTTTATTGCTTTTCAAATCGTACAATACTACTTACTTTGAAATCTTTCATGAATGGAGTTAATAACAATGGCAGAAAGAACATTTAAATTCGTCTCCCCAGGAGTATTCATCAACGAGATTGATGAATCCGAGATCCCAGCAGCAGCGGCTGCAATTGGACCAACGGTAATTGGTCGCTCTAGAAAGGGACCAGCTTTCCAACCAACAAGAATTGAGTCTTTTGAGCAGTTCGTTAACGTCTATGGGCATCCTGAGCCAGGAGCAACCGAAAGCGATGTAGCAAGAGGCTACAAAAATACCGGACCTACTTATGGTTCTTACGCAGTTAAAGCTCACCTAGGGGCTGCAGACGGCACTCCTGTGAACTTTGTTAGAGTGCTTGGTAAAGAAAACCCAAATGCTACAACTGCTGGTAAGGCAGGTTGGAACATTCCAGATGGTGATGCAACTGGTACTGGTGGTGCTTTCGGCCTTTTCCTATTTAAATCAGCAAGTGTTGATACTGTTGCTGATGGTACTTTGGCTGCTATTTTGTATTGTGATGGCGCGTACCCCGTATTAAAGGGGAACAAGATCGGTGGAACTCCAGCAGTAACTTCAAGTTCTGGCTTCCTTCTTGAGCCAGTAGTTAATGCATCCAAGTACAGAACTAAAATTGAAATCTATCAAAGCGGTACTGGAAGAGTTAATCAAGATACTCTACTAGAGACGGCAGAATTTGACTTCAAGCCGACCTCTAACAAGTTCATTAGAAAAGTTCTAAACACAAACCCCGAGCTTACTAATCCAACCCTCTATTCCAGTTCAGATAGAAAGCGCTACTGGCTTGGCGAAACCTTTGAGGATGCCGTAAGAACTAAGCTTAGCGCTGGCGCACAAGATGCCTCTACAGAAACACACGGTGTCATACTGAGACTCAAGAGTGGCTCAATGGGCTATCATGATTTCAGACTTGAGCATCAAGATGCAAAGACTGGTTGGTTTATCAGCCAGGATACGGGGCCACACGCCTCATACAAGCCACAGGAAAAGCAAAAACTATTCAGATTAGTTGGACTTAGAAATGGTGAGTCTTTACAGAAACAAGCATTGGTTACAATTGAAAGAGTAAAGAAAAGCACAAGAGATGCTGATCCTTATGGAAGTTTCTCTATTGTTATCAGAAGTGCAGATATCCCTATCTCTAAGCCAGGATCAGCTTTAGGGGTTCTTGAGAGATATGATGATGTTAACCTTAATCCTGCCTCTCCCAAGTTCATCGGAAAAATGATTGGAGACATGGATATTTCATTCGACTACAGCAAGAAGGCTTGGACAGCCACAGGCGAATATCCGAATCGTTCAGCGTATGTCAGAGTTGATCTAAATGCTTCTGTTAGACAGGGCACTCTATCAAACAAAGAATCGCTACCATTCGGTGTCTTCGGACCTCTAGTGCAGAAAGATTCAGGAACTTTTGCTGTCGATGGGGGAGGAGCCCATGCAGCGAGTGCTCTGAGTGCATTTGCCGATCTAATTGTTCAAGGGAAGAACACTCTTCCAGGTGGTGAAAACGATGGCGCTTCTGCCAATACGATTATCACAACTAGCTTTGATTTCTCAGGGAGTATCACTTTCCCGACTCTTCCTTTGAGAGTAAGTGCTTCTGACGGTGGCTTTAGATACAAGCCTCTTAACCCAACAGATGCATACTTTGGTGCTGTCCAGTATGGCGCTAATGGCAGAAAGCTTAATGGCTTTGCTGACTACCTCACTGTTCTTCCAGTAGGGTCTGGGACTTCTCCAGACCAAACCTTTAAGGATTCATGGGTTTTCTCTCTAGATGATATTCAACTTGATAGTGATGGAGAAGGCGCGTATCTATCTGGTTCAAGGGCAGCAGGTGCCTCAATGACCGCTGTATCTGCTTCTTACGCAGAAGTTCTTGATAAGGGTTATAATAAGTTTGCCACCTTCTTCCACGGCGGATTCGATGGATTCGATATCACAGAGACCGAACCTCTTAGAAACAGTGGCCTTACTTCAGCGACTGCTAAAACTAGCGCAGCTTACAACTCTATTGATGTAGCCATTGATACTATCTCTGATGCAGAGCAACACGACACCAACCTTATCGCAATGCCTGGGGTTACAGAAAACACTCTAACGAACAAACTAATCAGTGTTTGTGAGGAAAGAGGCGATGCCTTGGCAATGATTGACCTCGACGGAGTTTACTTCCCAGCATCCGAAGGTAGTACTTACATCAACCCAGCTAACAGAAATGGTACTGTAGCGACTGCAAGACAGAACATGATTGATAGAGAAATTGATAGCAGCTACGGTTGTGCATATTACCCATGGGTCAAGGTTCTTGACACAACAACTTCACGTCAAGTTTGGGTTCCACCTTCCGTTGCCATGCTTGGTGTCTTCGCGAACTCTGAAGCTGAGTCGGGAGCAGTTTGGTTTGCTCCAGCCGGATTCAATAGAGCAGGTCTAAGTGATGGTGCTGCTGGTATCCCAGTTGTTGCAACTTCACAACACCTACTCTCTAAGGACAGAGATACCCTCTACGAGAACCGAATCAACCCAATCGCTCGCTTTACTGGCGATACCATTGTGGCCTTCGGTCAGAAGACTCTACAGCAGAAGTCAAGCGCTCTTGACCGCATCAACGTCCGTAGACTTGCAATTTTCCTTAAGAAGGCAATCTCGATGGCTGCGAACACTGTCCTCTTTGATCAGAATGTTCAGGCAACTTGGAACAGATTTATTGCAGCCGTTAGCCCAATTCTTAGTAGTGCTCAGGCAGGTCTCGGCATCACTGATTTCAAACTCATTCTTGATGAGACCACCACCACACCCGATCTGATTGATCAAAACATTCTCTACGCAAAGGTATTAGTCAAGCCAGCTAGAGCAATTGAATTTATCGCAATTGATTTTGTTATCGCTTCAAGCGGTGCATCTTTTGCCGACTAGACTAATTAATTTATAAATAGGAGAATACAATCAATGCCATTCTGGAGTTCTGATTATAAACTATCTGGAGCAAAAGACCCAAAGAGAAACTTTCGGTTCTATGTTCAATTAACCAACGCTAGCGGGACAGAGCCGATTGTTTGGTGGGCTAAGGAGGTTACAAAGCCGTCCTTTACTGTCAACGTGGCTGAGCACTCTTATCTCAATCATAAGTTTAAGTTCCCAGGCACTGTCACTTGGAATGATATTGACCTTACTGTTGTTGATCCGCAGGATGTGGACGCTGCCGGTCTCCTATCTAAACTCTGGACTGAATCTGGTTATCAAGTCCCTGCTGCTGCTGGCACTGGTGCGGCTCTTGCCACTGTTTCAAAGTCTGGCGCTGTTTCCGCCATGGGCGACTTAATTATTGCTCAGGTAGATGCAGAAGGTAACGAAATCGAGAAGTGGACTCTTAAAAATGCTATGTGTAAGGGTATAACTTACGGGGATTCCATTGCATATGGTAATGATGAACTTACCACTTACAAGCTTTCTGTTGCTTATGACTTTGCTAGTATGATTGATTCAAACAGTACAAGCTACTTTAGCTAGATTTTCTCACAATATTGAGGTGACACTTGAGAAACAATACGGATAGAGTCGGAGCATCCGGCTCTCCCTCCCCTGCTGGTAAAATGACGGCAGAGCAACTTGCGGAAAAACTATCATTTGTTACTCCTACAGAACATGTGGAGTTGCCCAGTCGTGGGCTTTTCTATCCTCCGAATCATCCTTTACATGGTGAAGAGACAATAGAAATCAAGCATATGACGGCAAAAGAAGAGGACATTCTTACTTCTCGTTCTCTCCTTAAGAAGGGTATTGCTATTGATAGAGTATTAAAGAATATTATTCTTGATACCAATATTGATGCAAACACTTTGCTTACAGGTGATCGTAATGCAATCATTATGGCCACCAGAGTAGCAGCTTATGGTGCAGACTACAAAACTTCTGTTACTTGTCCTTCTTGTGGAGAGACATCTAAGTTTAACTTTACTCTTGATTTAGATAATGTTTATTATGGTGAAGATGCTTCAAGCCTTAGTCTTCAAAAAACAGACAGAGGTACCTTCATGGTTACCCTACCAGTCCTTGAGATTGATGTAGAGTTTAAACTAATGAATGGTCACGATGAAAAGAAGATTGTTAAGGGCATGGAAAAGGATCAAAAGTCTAAAGGTGCAGAGCACAACATCACTAGACAACTCCAGACAATGATTGTATCTGTTGCTGGCCTAGAAGATCCTGATTCAATTAATATGCTTATTGAAAGAATGCCTACTATGGACTCCAGACATCTACGCTCAGCCTATAAGCTAGCCAATCCCAATGTAGATACCTCCCAAACCTTCGAGTGCCCGTCTTGCGAATATACCCAAGACATGGAGGTGCCGATGACAGCGGACTTTTTTTGGCCTGACTCCTGAATATATAGAGAACGTGTATGAACAGTTTTTCTTTCTGCAATACTCGGGCAACTGGTCATTTATAGAGGCATACAACCTCCCTGTAGGCCTCAGAACTTGGTTCATGAACAGACTGGTAAAGCAGCTTAATGATGAGAAGGAAGCAGTAGAAAAGGCGTCTAAGGGCTCTGGCGACAACTCTGAAACTCATGAATTGTCTGCATTTAATCAACCCAGACCACCATCTAATTTATAATCTGACGGGCTTTGAGCCCGTCATTTTTGTATCTAAACTAATTATTGAGTAAGTGAGGGCTCTATATGGCTGATAAAGACATTGAATCTATTAAGGAACAGTTAAAAGGTTTAAGAGAAGTTCAAAAAATTAAAGAACTTTTGATAGGTCTTGATGCTGAACAGCTAAAAAATATTAATAAGGTTAGTTCTTTAACAACAGAAGTGCGCGAAGAGTTATCTGAACAGCTTTTAACAATGGAGAGATTAAGAGATACCATTTCCGAATCTGAGGCTCTTCACAAAAAGTTTGTTGAAAGTATCAGGGATGGTGCCAAAGCCGAGGCTAACTCTTTTAATATATTAAAAGACAAATACAAAGCAATTCAAGAAGGCACCAAGTCTAAAACAATTCAACTTGATATGTCTAGACGAATGTTAGAGCTTGACAAAGTTGCTGCTGACTTAAACAAAGAAAATGCAAAATTACAAAATGATACTGCCGCAAAAAAGCTAATAGATCTGGCAAAAGAAATTGAAGAGAGAAAACAAAATAACGAAAATGTAGACGAACTACAAAAGCAGTTTGAAGACTTAAACATAGAACAAATCAAATTAACTGATGGTGTTAGAGACTTTGGCCTTGAGGCGGAAATTGCAGATAAAGCTTTAAAAGCAATTAAAAGAACAACAGAAGGAATCGATGGCGCTACTCTAAAAGCTAACGATGCTATCCTAACAAGACTAGGGCTTTTAAATACTAAGGCCGATACACTAGATAACATTGCTATATCTCTTGGAAGAGATGGAATTGGTGCCTTACCTAAGATGCTAATGGCTTCTGTTAATTCTTTTGATTTGCTCAATATGTCGTCAGCTAAACTTAACAAGGGTATTTCTACTATTGTTAATAAGATGTATGAAATGGCAATGGCTATCGATAGTGCAGAGTCAGGCTTTAGACGTTTGACCGGTGGTGGTGGTGCTATGGAGGGTGCCGATAAAGATATCAGAGCACTCGTTGAGTCAACCTCACAGTTTGGTGGTAACGCTGCAATAATAGGCAAAGCTTACGGTGATCTCTTTACAACATTCACAGACTTTTCTTTCGTCACGCAGGCTCAAAGAAAAGAGCTTGGCGAAAATGCCACAATGCTAAAGCAGTATGGAGTGGAAACCAAGACTTTTGCTACGATTATTCAAAACCAAACCAAGATATTAGGTCAAAGCACAACAGAAGCTGCCGCCTTTGCAAGAGAGCTAACAGCATTCGCTCAAGATATTGGAATGGCTCCTGGCATGATTTCTGAGCAATTTGCCAGCTTGCAGCCACAAATCTCAAAAGTTAGAAATATGGAAACTGCCTTTAAAGATCTTGCTAGAGTTTCTAAGATTACTGGTCTTGAGATGACCAAGATACTTCAGATAACAGATCAGTTTGATACATTTGAAGGTGCAGCAAGTCAAGTCGGCAAGCTTAATGCTCTTCTTGGCGGTGACTTTGTTAATGCCATCGATCTCATGATGATGGAAAGCCCAGCAGATCGTTTCAATGCAATTGCTGATTCTATTACAAATGCGGGCCTTTCCTTTGATTCTATGAGTTATTACCAGAAGCTTGCATATACAGAAGCGATGGGTCTCAAAGATGTTGGTGAGTTGGCCCTCGTTCTATCTGGTAATACAGAAAAACTGTCCGGCATGACTCAACAAACATCTGACGATTATATCAAACAAGCTGAGGCTGCTGCTCACCTAGCCTCTGTTCAAGAAAAACTAAATGCAATGTTGGCAACTGCTGCCGCCCCAGGAGGACCAATTATGGTTCTAGTAGATGGCTTTAGTAATTTACTGGGCTTCTTTTTAGAATATCCAGGTGCAATTAAAGCTATTTTACCCGCGCTAGTGGGCCTTAGAACTGCTACTTTTGCTATGGCCATTGCTCAAAATTTCTTGAACATGTCACAAAAAGGGAGTGCAGCAAAAATGGCAATTATTGCTGCTGCTGCATTTGCCCTTGGTACTATATTATTTGCAACCGCTTTTAACCCACCAAGCCTTTTCTTAGGTATTATACTTCTTGGATTTGCTTTTATCGCTTTAGGGAAAGCTCTAGATAAATCCTCTAAATCATTCTATAAGGCTGCTCCTGCAATTGTTGCTGTTATGCTTTCTCTTGCTGGTGCATTCTTAGCAATGTCAATGTTTGTTGATTCTCTATCTGGAATGGGAGAGATGCTGAATACATTGAGCGGTGAAGCGATGAATGCATTCATAATGTCATTAGGGATTCTCGCAGTAGGAATGATTGCTGTCATAGCTGTCGTAGGAATCCTAGTCTATTCAGGTCTTGGTCTCGCGGCTGCTGGAGTATTCTTGGCAATAGGTGCTGCTGTCTTAATGGCAGGTGGCGGAATGTCCTTGTTTGGGCTTGGTATACAGATGATTGCCAACTCGTTTGGAACATTAATGGATGCAATTGACTTTGCTAAGATGGCAGCACTCACGTTATTCATCTACTCAATAGCTCCTTTGGCCTTGTTCTTACCATCAATTATGTTCGGATTTGGTGGGTTAGCGACTGCCTTAATGGGCTTCTCTGTTGCTCTCGCACTTGTTCCCGGTGCTAAACTTCAAGCGATATCATCTTTGGTCGCAAGTATAGCTTCGGCAGAAGCAAGCAAACTAACAGCGGTTGCTGATTCTTTCAGAGAAATTGCTAATGCTATTGATGAGATTCCAACCACAAAGGCAATGGCACTTTCAGCAACTATGGCTACAACCGCTCTTGCATCTACCGTTGTTAATACTACCGCAACTAGAAACATAACTGAACGAATAGCTAGTGCTGCCACCAGAACGGCTGGTGCAGCAGCAGGTGGCAGTGGAGGTGGAGGTGGAACACGAACAGTTAAAAGACAAGATGTATTCGTTAATTTCAACATGGGCGAAACAGTTTTCAGGAAGAAAGTAATTACAATAGTTGGCGAAGCATTCGACTTGGAGCAAGACTAAGATGTCATACACAGCTACACAGAAAGATAGTTTTAAATATGGTGATAACCAATCTGTTCATGGATCATATGCAGGCTACTTGGCAAAAGATTATGTTATTCGTTTTGAAAATGCAAGAATAGAATCTAGCGAGCAAGATGCTGTAGAATTTAAGGCCTTTATAACCGCCTTTAAGGATTTATTTAAGCCTGAATGGAACGAAGAAACTGTATATGGTAGAACCGAACCAATTGGTATTTACAAAGGTGTCTCGCGAAGACTATCATTTGGCTTTGATGCCCCTGCAGATTCGGTTATCGAGGGCAAAGACAACTTATCTAAGACAGAAGATTTGGTAAAACTACTTTACCCAACCTACCATACACCCAGTGAAAACAATCCTAACTACAAAATTCTCAGTCAGTCTCCGTTAGTTAGAATTAGCTTTGTCAATATCATCAAAGGCAAAGAAGAAGGAAAGGGTCTTCTTGGGTATATAACTTCTTTTGATTATGATTTAAATTTTGGTAAAGATATAGGAGTTTTTGATGGTGAACAGAAATTCATAACTCCGAGACTTATTTCTTTCAATATAGACTTTACCGTTCTTCATGAAATAGATCTTGGTTATGATGAAGAAGGTATGTTTAGGACTGAAAAGGGGTGGTTGTATGGTATTAAACCAGGGGAGATTGATAGTCTCGGTGATAAGGCCAGACTAGAGGCAGTAAAACAAAAAAATCAACAACAGGCGGCCCAAGAAGCAGGAGCGGCTACGGCTGCGGCTGCGGATACTAGTGGCGAACCAGCCGCCCCGGCACCAGTGTTTGTGACCCCGGCCACTTTTGGTAATGATCCAACAGATTTCAGAAGCTCACTATCGGCAGGAAGCAAAGCTGAAACATTGGATATTAATTTCCAGTCTTTTAGAGAGAGTGAAAATGGTCTTTACCAAGCAGGAGCAGGTATTACCCCTAAAATAGATGGTGATATCGGCCTGGGTACTGACGATGCAAGAAGTAGAAGTGAATAATAATGCCAATACGATATAATAAAAGAAGTGTATTAAACTCAAGAAAACCTATAGATGAGAGAAGTGTCAGAAAAAGAAACACTAACTCTCTTACATATTTTTCTTTGGACTCTCTTAGACATCCAACACAAGAAGATTACGATAGAATTGGTTCAAGAGCCGTTATTTGGGACGAGACCACAAGACTCTCAAAACTTGCTAGCAAACATTTAGGTAACTTTGAGTATTGGTGGGTAATTGCTTGGTGGAATAAAAAACCTACAGACGCACACTACAAGGTAGGAGATGTTGTCTATATTCCGAATAACTTGACGATGGCTCTTGAAGCCTTGGGGGTCTGATGAGTGTTGACACTAAGTTTGATATACAACATAAGCTAGGCCGCCATAACACAACTGCCACTAGAGTACAAGCCCTTAAGAACAGAACGATCGATGGTACAAGTAGAACTGCTGAAGTTGTCAGCAAAGGAATAGAGATAAAGGCAGAAACTGCACTTAATGGTCATAGAACCAAAAAAGATACAGAGTTTTCCAAAAATAACGTTTTTGAATATAGAGATATCAGTAGTTCTACGGCCGCTATGGGCCAGGCCTCCATAACTGACAGACTAACTGTCAACTGTAAAGACAGCGGTGGGGACTTGGACATCCCCAAAGAAGTATCAGACCTTGATAAACAAATAGAAGACTTTTCTAATCGAAAAATTCTAGCTTACTCACAGTATATGGATTCTTCTGAGGCTGCAGAAAAAGCTTATGGTGAGGCTACAGAGCAAGTGAAACAAAGCTCTCTGTATACTGTTGTTAGGGAAAGAAAAATTGGTTCAGGAGCGTCCTATAGGAGACTCGATAAATGTGGTAAAAAGTTGTGGGATGCAACAGAAGAATTATTCGATAAATATGACTCAAAAGAACCAGATGAGAGTATTTTTAACGGTGAAAAAACTGAACAGTTAAGAGATATTTCTGATATTGACCAAGATGGTTCCATTAGTCTTAATGACGTTCAACCAATTTTAGATATAATCAATGATCCTCCTCCAACTCCAGAAGAAATTGCACAACAAAAGCGCTTTGAGGAGCAATGCTTCTTAATTAAATATACAAATAAGCTTCCTGGTGTTTCTTCAGAAAATCCATCAAAAAAAGTTTTTAAACTTGGTAGTGTCGAAAATTATTCTCCTGATGGTTTTGTCAATCAGCTAGTAAAACCTCCGAATTATGAACAAATTTTTAACATTACTCCTGCACAGCTTTCTGGCCTTACTCCGTCAATAGAGCTTTACAAGGTCTTTATTGATGATGATGGTAGGGAGGCAGATGTTCCAATAATTATGAACACTCACACCACAAAAGACGAGATAGACTCTTTCCTGGGTGTATATGAGGTAGCTCAGACTTACCCGCTAGGAAGATCTCGTAGTATTGGTGCTGGGATGAAGTCCATGACAATGGAGTTCGATGGTAATAACTTTTTCACAGCTAAAAGAAACATAAAATCTAAGCTTAAGCTATTCTTTGCTTCCTTTGAGGAACTTCTAAGAAGCAGGAGGGTTACTGTCACGGAACAAAATGGTCCTGGTTTTGAGTCTGTAGATAGTGGATTTCGTTTCATCGACCTGATGATGAAAACTCCTAGCACAATAAAGTCACACAGAAGTTCTCACCAGCTAGATCCAAATCCTAGAAATTATAGACTAAAAGCCGTCTTTGGTTGGAGTGAGTTAGGCGGCAATCAAGTTTTGTCTGATTTTTCTTCACCTCAAAAAAAAGTAAAAGAGGCTATCTTAAATTCATCGATTACTGTTCAACTTATTCCTGTCACACATACAATTAATGTTGGAGAACAAGGACAAGTAGAAGTAGAAATTGACTATAGAGCTTATATTGATTCTATCACTGGTGCGGTTTATTCCAACATTCTAGCTACTGAAGATCTTTACAGAGAACTTTTCGATTATGATGATGTCATCAAAAGGGCCAAAAGAGATAAAGGATGTAAAAACGAGAAAATCAGTGCTTACAAAAAAGAAGCAATTAAAAAAATTGATAAGCAAGAGGAAATAGCCTTAACAAGTATTCTAAGAGATCTTGATAAGACTGGTAAAATTACTCATTTAACTGTCGATTATAGAGACATAAAAGAAACTGGCGATGCCTACAATATGGAAGTAACCAATTATACAACAGGTGCAGGTAACAAGATTGCCACAGCTATAGAAAAAGCCAGTCGAGATGCTAAACAAGCCGGCGACAGTGGCGATAGTGAATCAGGTTCATTAATCCCTGCACTAACTCCAGATGGAGTAATTGTTAGTTACATATATTTAAGTGATATTCTTGATGTTGTTATCAACAAGATTGAATTATCTTTAAGTAAAACAAAAAACGGCAGAAATGATATAGAAATACACTATGAACAATTTAAAAAAATAAGAGTAATACTTGGCCCTTCTATCATAAATCTTCCGACAAGGGGTGGTTATGAAATGAATATTGGTGATATTCCAATATCTCTTACTTACTTTGCTGAGTTTTTGATGTCTAAAACAATCAAAGAGGGAATTAGCCAGTATACACTTTTTCAATTTTTAAGTGATTTTATGAATGATTTCGTCAGAAATCTTTTCTCTCCTGAGAAGTGTCTTGGTGGAGACAGAGATCATAAATTAATTTTAAGAAATGCTGTGATAACAAGTAATCATGATATTGCAAACGATATCAACACTCGTCCTTTGTTAAAGCAATCTAAGCGTTCTAATAGTGGTGATGAATATACTTATTTAATCTATTATGCAACAACCAGAGTTCCTCAATTGAGAGGCAACAGGGAGGAAGATCACGAGAAAGGTATCTATCACTTTGATATAGGTGCTAATTCAGGGCTTGTCAAGAACATATCTTTCTCTAAGACAGATCAGAAATATGTTAAAGAAGCAAGATTTGAAAGAGATGGTGTGGATGGTTTAGGACAGTTGAGAGAAGCATATGATATCACGATACAGATGTTTGGTAATGTTCAGCTTTACCCCGGTATGTATATCTTTGTGAATCCAGTAGGGATCTCTCCTTCCTTGGGTAACCCCACCAACAGTGGTGGCAAAGGACAACAGGTTCAGCAGGCTTCTATAGCCCATCTTTTAGGAATTGGTGGTTATCACCTAATTACAAAAGTAGATTCAATTATTGCCGAGGGTCAGTTTGATACTACTGTTAGTGCTAAATGGGTTTCCAGTGGTGCTACCGACAAAGCGACCTATGATGTAACCGCAACTGATGGTTGCGGTGTACCAGAAGTCAGAAATGCACAAACTGAGGCTTCCTAATGAGTAGGAAATTTGATGGTAAAAATTCTAATAAGTCATTAAAAACTTTCTTTGATAGAGCAAATTATTCAATAAACTCTTTTAGAAATCTTGATGTAAGAACTGATCATGTAACTGATTTCTCTTTAGGAGAATTACGTCTTTATGGCAGAATAGATACAAGACAAAATCTTGTTGTACCTCAAAAAAACTCTATTTCTGACTTTAGGGGCTTTGATCAAACACGTCGGCCAATGCGAGCAGTTAATTTTGTTGCAGATGCAGCAAATGCAATGACCAGACAATTTATGAAACAAGCCTTGACAGCCAACAAGGTTAGACAAACAGACAGTGAGCTACAGTCTCTGGTGTTTCACCGAGGCTATTCAGATCCGTTTTCTAACCATAAAGACTATACCATACAAATGAATCAAATCTTTATAGATAAGCTATATGAAACTAATAAAATTTTAAATATTACTGATTTTGATTCTTTTTTTCAAGAAGTATCTCCTTTTATTTTAGATTTTGCAATTAACAGTCCTTATAGTTTTGTAGCCTTCCATAAAAGTATACAACAAGATCCAATGTCTTGCGGACTATCAGTCCAATTTTCTAACATAGATCTGTCGGTTGACCAAGAGAAAGAAGATGTTTTTCTTTCCGATCCCAACTATCCGTTAATAGTTGAAATTGCAAGGCAATATGGATTTTTGGTTGACAGAAATGCACCCAACAGATTATATGCTGATTTGGCGTCACCAATTATGTTAAAGTATGCATCTGCTTACGGAATAAACTCAACAGAGCAAGTATTTTCAACAAGTTTTAGAAGTATAAATATATCAAATTATGATTTAACTTTTGAAAAAATCCTAAGTCTGTATAAGAATCTAACTACAAGAAAAAATGGCTTACCTCTAAAAACAAGAAGCCAATTGAAAGAAGAAACTAGATTCTCTAATAGAGAGAAATATTTAAGATTTTATGCCTTTTTAAGAAAAAATGAAGAGAGGTATAATTCTTTAGAAGAAAAAGAATTCAATCTTTTCCTACAGAAAACAAAAGATTTTAACTTGAATCTCAATACTTTTCTTTCAACCTTTGAAAATAAGATTAAATCATTGCCAAACAATCCCTATGGGTTAAGCTCTTTAGTAAGAAAAAATGGAAGGTAAATGCTATATCAAACCCTTGATGACAAAAAAGAATGCATTGGTATCTTTGCAGATAGCAAGCTAAATTTTGATAGTATTCCACAAGAACTAACGAAGACGTGGAAAGCCTCTTCTTCGATCAGAAGGTCAAACACTGAATATGCTTGGATCTTTGCTAACGGCAAAGATCTAGACTTAGCTTGTCCAGAAGAACTACAGGCAGAGCTAAAGAGTCTTTCTAGGAAATTCAAGGCATACTTGAAAGCTTTCAGTATTGCTAATGTTCCAATGGAAGAAATTTGTTTCTTTGATCTTGTACCAGAAAGGTTTCTTCTTGATTGGTGTGGTATTAAAAATCAAATCTCTCAGCATGTGTTTGACACACATAAGAAGCCAAAAAATCATGATCATCTAGCAAGTATTCATGAACTTCTTGTTGATATTTCTAATCAAAAGCTTAATCTCAATACAGAAGATTGTAGAGGTTTGTTTATATCTTACATAGCAAGACCTCAAGTCAAGACTGTTCTTGACACGCCACCATATTTGCATTATAATCTTTATGGTACGGTCACAGGAAGGCTTACAACCTCTAGCAAGGGGGTTGGGTTGATGTCTATGGATAAGAAGCTCAGAAAGCTTCTGAAGCCTAACAACGACTGGTTTGTATCGTTTGACTACAATGGTGCCGATGTGAGAACCTTTCTAGGTCTTCTTGGGGAAGAGCAGCCACAAGAAGATATCCACGAATGGAACTCACGACACCTTTTTGGAGGCTCTTTGATGGGCCGTAAGTCGATCGATAGAGAAGAAGCAAAAGTTGGCTTCTTTACTTGGCTTTATAGTCCACATGATACAACCTTTGAAAACTCTGTTTACGACAGGAAGGCTGTTCTAGATAAATTCTATTTTGATGGCATAATTACCAATCCTTTTGATAGGGATATGATTGTTGACCAACAAAAAGCTTTGAGTTATCTTGTACAGAGCACTACAAATGACTTGACACTAGACCGGGCAGTGGCTATAAGTAAGGTGTTGGAGGGCCGAGCCTCCTATGTCTCCCACCTCATGCATGATGAGGTGGTAATTGACTTTTCTGACGAAGATAAAGACATTTTACCAGAGATAAAGTCTATTTTCGCCGCTACAAAGTTTGGCAATTTTCTTACCAACACGACTGCTGGCAAAAACTACCTAGAAATGAAAGATTTAAACATATGATTACTATTTTTGGTATCGGAACGGCAGGTAAAAACATTGCCTCCCTGTTTCAAGAGCATAAAAACTATAATATCTTAACCTTCTCGACCCAAGAGGAGAATGCAGACAACCATATTCAGTTAGAGTCCGCGTCAACTCCTGAACAATGTGAAAATCACATTCCCGACCTGACGGCATGTAAGACTGCCATCTCTGATCATATACAGGTCATCCTCTGTGGGTCCTCCTTCTCAGCTAACTATGCTTTAGGTATTCTTGAGCAAGTTAAAGATAAAAATGTAGAAATTTTCTATATTAAGCCTGATATCGAGCTTTTGGCTGGCCAAGCCAAGCTGCAAGAAAACGCAGTATTTGGTATCCTCCAAGAATACACAAGATCTGGTTTATTTAAGAATATGACCATTATTTCCAACACAAAAGTCGAAGAAATAATTGGTAATGTGCCGGTCAAAAACTACTTTTTGACCCTTAACCAGACTATTTACTACGTGATTCATTACATGAATTACTTTGCTAATAAGAAGCCACTAATCGGTAATCTCAACAGCCCAGCAGAGGTCCAAAGAATCAGAACATTTGGATTGATCAATCCAAAGAACCTGTCAGAAAAAATGTTCTATGACCTTGACATGGCCCGTGACACCTGTTACTATGTGTGCATAACGAGCGACCGCTTGGAAACAGATGGTACTCTCCACAAGAAGTTGGTAGATACCTTAAAAAACAAACCAAGAAACGCTTTTAAAAATCTCTCATATGCAATATATGAGTCTAAAACAGAAAATGATTTCGGGTTTTGCATTGCCCTTACTAATGCAATACAAACTAACCCCTAATTGCTTTTAGGGGTTTAAGCCAGTCGCAGAGGAACGCTCTGTGTCTTTAATAATAAAAAGGAGAAAAAGACAATGGCAATCAATCTAGAACTAATGCGTAAGAAGCTCGCCGTACTAAAGGGCGAGGTCAAGAAGGGTGGAGGTGCTAACTCCCCGTTTTTTCGGCCACAAGAAGGTGAGCAGGATATTCGTATCGTACCATCACCTGATGGAGATCCCTTCAAGGAAGTTTTCTTCCACTATAATCTTCCCGACCACAAGGGAGGAATTTTGTGTCCTAAGCGTAACGAAGGAGAACATTGTCCAATCTGTGAGTTCGCCTCTTCCCTTTGGAAGGAGTATACCGAGACCAAGGACGAAGCAACCAAGGAGCTTGCTAAACAGCTTTTTGTTCGCCCCCGCTTCTTCTCTCCAGTAGTTGTTCGTGGAAATGAGTCTGAAGGTGTCAAGTACTATGGCTATGGAAAGAAGGCTTACGAGATGCTTCTTGGTTATGTGCTGGACCCTGAGTATGGTGATATCACCGACCTCGATGAGGGGACCGATATCGGCCTTACTTACACCAAGCCTAACAAGCCCAATGCATTCCCACAGACAACTCTTAAGATGCGTCGGAATACTTCCCCCTTGCTTTCCAACAAGGGCGAGGCCCGTCAGATCTTGAACAAGATGCCAACTCTTGATAAGATCTTTGCTGACAAGCGTAAGACTCCTCGTGAGATTGGGGTTATCCTTGACAATATGATGTCTGGTGACTCTTCTGCCGAAGCTCGTAGCTCCGAGACCACTGCATACAATAACAAGGGTAATGCCGTTGACCAAGCTTTTGCTGAACTAGCTGGAAAGTAATCTCCTTTTACTGGCTTAACCCCGCTCTTCGGAGCGGGGTTTTTTGTTTGACTTTCTGACCAACAGTGATATAATTACTATTGCCACTGCTGCACTATCTATAATATAAAAAAAGTAAAACAACGATATACAGCGGTTTCACGACTAAAAGGAGAAAAACATGGCAAAAGCAAAAGCGGGAAAGCTATCCCCATCCGATCTACTTGGTAGAATCAATAAAATAGCAGGAAGAAAGGTTGCTCACGACCTTGAGAAAGATAACCCAACAGATGTAATTGACTGGATTCCAACTGGTGCTAAATGGCTGGATGCAATTACATGTAAGGGTAAGTGGGGAGGAATCCCTGTAGGCAAGATTACTGAGATTGCTGGACTAGAAGCAACCGGTAAGTCGTTCTTAGCAGCACAAGTCTGCGCCAGCGCCCAAAAGAAAGGAATACTCCCGGTCTACTTTGATTCGGAATCAGCGATTGATTCTAACTTCTTAGTTAGATCAGGTGTTGACATTTCCGATGGCAAGTTCATCTATGTACAAGCTCAATCGGTAGAGTTCGTTCTAGAAGTAATGGAACAGCTAATGGGAGACTATGATGATAGGCTTCTATTCGTTTGGGACTCACTAGCGTTTACTCCTGCCGTCTCAGATGTTGAAGGTGACTTCAATCCTCAATCCTCAATGGCTGTAAAGGCAAGAATCCTGGCTAAGGCTTGTTCAAAGCTAGCAATTCCGATTGCGGACAAACAAGCAACTTGGCTTGTCCTTAACCAGTTAAAGGCAAACATCACTAGAAGGCCAGCAGAGGCCATGACAACCCCTTACATTACCCCAGGGGGTAAGGCCATGTCATACTCCTATTCGCTCCGCATCTGGCTTACAGGGCGCAAAGCGAAGGCTTCCTATGTCGTAGCAGACAATGGATTTAGAGTAGGCTCAGAAGTTAAGGCCAAGATTGAAAAGTCCCGCTTCGGAACTCAGGGTCGTTTATGTAATTTCAAGATTCTATGGGGAACCGACGAAGTTGGAGTTCAGGACGAAGAGTCTTGGCTTGATGCTCTTTCTGGAACACCTGTGCTCTCAGGTGGCGGTGGAGGCTGGTATAACTTCGAAATTGATGGATACGATAAGCGCTTTCGTTCTTCCAACTGGGTAACCCTTTTGAGAGAAGACGAAGAGTTCAGAGCCAATGTCCTGAAAGCCATCGAGAAAGAAGTTATTGTTAAATTCGATAAGCAAGAGGGTGATGCCTCTAGCTTCTATGAGTCAGACGAAGAGGTAGCATGAATGAAAATAGAGTGATGATTATAGATGCTCTCAATATGTTTTTGAGAGCATATATTGTTGATCCCTCTCTTTCTATGAATGGTGACCCCATTGGTGGAATCAAAGGGTCTATGAAGATCCTGCAAAAGATGATTCGTATGATACAGCCGTCCCAGATTGTAATTGTCTGGGACGGCCCCAATGGGTCGAGAAAGAGAAAGCAGATCAACTCAAACTACAAAGAAGGCAGAAAGCCAATCCGTCTTAATAGAAATGTAAACAATCTTACTGATGATGAACAGATGATCAACAAGGTTTGGCAGCAAGGCAAGACGGTTGAGTATTTCAATGAGATGCCCATTGTGCAACTGTGTGTGCCTGAGATAGAGGCAGATGATGTTATTTCGTATCTTGTTGGCTGCTCTTACTATGATGGTTGGCAGAAGGTAATTGTTTCTAATGACAAGGATTTCCTTCAACTATGTGATGATTACACCCTGGTATATAGACCGGTGAAGGATGAGTTTGTATCGAGAAGCAAAGTTATTGAAGAATATGCAATCCACCCAACCAACATGGCGTTAGCGAGAGCACTCATTGGTGATAACTCAGACAACCTTCCAGGTATCAGAGGATTAGGATTTAAGACCGTCGCCAAAAATTTTCCCTACCTTAAAGAATCGAAGACTTATTTTCTCTCAGATATCGTGGATACTTGTGTAGAAAAGAAGAGAAAACTCAAGGTAGATGAAAGAGTCATTGAGGGCCAAGACATAGTAGCGGAAAACTACAAGCTAATGCAGCTTTATTCGCCAACCATGTCCTTACAGTCTAAACAAAAAGTTGACTGGAATCTGGAAAATTTCAAGCACGAGTTTAGTTACATCGATATCCTTAAGATGATGCGTGATGACGGATTCGGAGAACTTAATTGGTCCGAGATGAAAATGTACTTTGATAGGATGGTCAAACTAAATAAATAAAACTATTTAGGTTGGGAGAAAACATGTCAAATTTTATCGATCATTGGTTAAACTCTATTCCAATTGAAGAGGCCACGAGGGCCAAGAAGCTGAAAAAGAAAGGAGGGATTAGTCCCGAGGACTATGCACAGGCAGAACAAACCTTAGAACAAAAGCTCTCAAGGTATGTTACCGACGACCCCAGTAAAATGTATTACATTACATTTATTAGTGATATGGGAGGGCTAAAAGATAGCCCTCTCGATGGCGAAGGTAAAAAAAGATCACCACCCCAGTCAAAAGTTGGAGTCAATCCACAATCTCGCTATGATACCCCTAATGGTATTTATACCTATCCACTTACACCTGAAATATTTCGTACCTTGGTTGATGGTAGGATTGGTGGGCATGGGTTTGCACAGAAATCGCCATTTGTAGGACTACTAAAGCCAAAAGACTATAGCAAAATACTTCAGGTACAAAAACCATCTTATTATGAAGAAATCGATGACTTCGCGACCATGTCTTCGGGCCTTCGCGTGACCACATCTCAACCTATTGATGATATCCTAGGGCAAGAGGGCGGGGAACAGCTTAAAATGTATGTCCATAAGCTATTCTCCAAAGATTCTCCGATAAGAAAAAAAATTAAAAATACCCAGATAGAAGATTATTTCATTGGCAAAGATTTAGTTCAAAAACTAGAGAAAGAAACAATTATTGATAGTGCCAAAAAAGCTGGCTATTCTAGAATAGGCCTTAATGATGAGTTAGACTTAAAAAAGTTTAAAGATTTAGTCTCAGACTTAGGCACAAGCGACATCTCGCTGGATCCTGGGACTTTGAGGCTACTATCAGCAATGGTTAAAGTACTTCCCCGCTCCCCACTCCGCCTTCCACGTAGTTCGGTGTATATTCCAGATATAACAACAGCTATGCACGGTGTGGTCTTGAGTGTTATTGAAAATTCTAGAAAAGCTATGCTCTTCATAGAACCTAAATCAAGCAAATATCGACCAGAAGAAATTTCAGAACTCTTAGAGTTTATTAGACAAGTCAAAAAAAACCTTAAACCTGAAATTGTTATGGCTGAGCCACTGGAAGGTGAAACTCTCCAGTCACGCTTTAAAGATCATATCATCTATTGTATGAGAAAGGCCTATACAGACACACTTGAACAGTCCATCTTGATGGACCTGCGGCGGGCCGTGATGCGAGGCGTTCCAGCGCTGTCACCGATCTATGAACTAGTTTATGATGTTGAACAGGAATTAAGCAGCGGGGTCGCGGTGGGCAGCGGCTCGGGCGAAGCCGGGCCCCCGAAGCACCAAGTCATGTGGCAGAGTCTTTCTAAGCTTTTGGCCAAATTACGCAGTTTATCTGAAGATGTCAAGAGTATAAAAGAAGTACAAAAAATTGTAATGTTCGTAAAATTTGGTAGAGCCCTCTTCCACCCCAGCAGGTTGAGAGTCTCTGTAACCAGAGAAGTAAGGAAAATGACAGAGAGTGAATATATTTTAAGTTATCCGTTTGAGGTTTTTGAAAATTCCAATATCCTTAACAACTTGGATTTATCCTTCTATCATGACGAAGAGTTTGACCAGCCTGTTAAAAGTATGGGGCCCTTAGTAGATTTCCATTACTTTATGAGAGGTAACTATGATATCTTGATTGATATGATAAAAAAATCTACGAAGAAGCCCAATTCAGAAGAAGAGTTTTCAGCCGAGGAGAGAGAAGCACTTCACACCTTGCAGACGAGAATGAGTCACGTCGCGAGGGAACAGATCGATAGAGATGTTTACGATGGCCTGGTAGAGAGGTTTTACAATCCCTCCGCTGAACAGCTAATTAATTCTAAAGAGATTGTTTCTTTGATGACTAAATCAAGAAATCAAAGTCCTTATGGGTTTTTGTGGAACATAACAAGAAACTTGGCTGGCGAAAGGTCCCAAAGACGATCCCCCACCAGTGGTGTTGGCTTTAAAAAAGTACCAGCTTTGTGGAACACGATATGGAGATATCTTGGCATTGAGGGTGTAGCTGATTTACAAGATTCAGGAACAATACATCCCTCCGAGAGAACTCAGGCGGTATTCTTCAATAGCACTTTTATCGATGTAGTTAATATTTTTGATAACACTTTGAAACATGGAGCAGACAGAGGTTTGACTGGGGCTAAACTTAAATCATTGATAATGAAGAAAAATATTATTTATAATACAAATCATGATTTCAACCAACCAACCTATTCTGATCTTGCGCTTCCTTCCAAACTGTCGGTAAAAAGAGTGCTGGATTCAAAGTATGAGTCGGTATTTAATAGTTTTATTTCTCAAAAAAAGGTTGACAGCGAAGAAATTTCTGTTGTCATCGAGAAATTCATTAAAAATAGACTGCTTGCCAATCTAATAATTTTTGGTGTGATGCATGAAGGCGCGTTCTGGCAAGGTTTTAAGTTCATGATGGTCGAAGCTTACAAAACCTTGATATCAAAATTTAAGTCTTCCGAGGCAAGGTCACGAGAAAATGTGATAAATATATTTAAACTTTATTTAAAAGACGATTATGAGAGTTTTTCTCTCTTGGGTGCTGGCGGGAGAGCAATGTCCGAAGAAGAAAATGATACTATACGTTACTTTATTATACCAGCCGTTATCGTTAAATATCTTACTAATGTGCCCTACACTGATGAAGAGATAAGCGCCGGAAAGATCAAAATCGATACACTTAGTGATCTAGACTTCAAAAAGCTTATTACACCGTTTAAAGTCGCACAGGGGGGTAATCTACAAAGTATTGCCATCACAGTTGTTAATGAAGTTACAAATAAACTTTATCAAACTAGAAAAGCTGGTGTATCTGATATGATTGTATCCGGTATTCAAGAAAAACTTAAGGACGCAGCATTTGTTGAAGCATTAACAAATTATGCACAAGCAGACTTTTTAGTTACTAAAACTCTTAAACAAGGAACTGGTGTCACCTTAGAACAGAATGACAATTTGAGAAGATTAAGGCTCGACTACGAAATCATTGTCGAGGGCTTTGCCAAGCAATTAATTGAGGATGTTTCAGATACGCTTATTAATAAGGGATCTGGCTCAATTCAAAGGACCTTATCACGAAGACAAACTAGGCTTTTTCCAAGCTTTCAAGCTATCTATGATGTTTATAATCCTAATAAGGAGGATGTTCCTTTCCCCGAATCTATGTCTCAAGAAGATTTGAAAGTTTTTGCCGACATGTCTTTACAAGAGCTTGCCAGGGGTATATCGCAAATCTTTGGTGCTGGTCTCCACGATCAAAATCCACATACACCAGACTTTGTGAAAAGACGACTCGAAAAAGAAGGTAGACCCCTCCCAGGGCCTAAAAAAATAGACTTTAAGATTCCGTCATCATCGCCTGTTAACGAAATGCTGAATCTTAAACAAATAGATTCACTAATTATTGAAATGGAGAATATTTTAAATGAAAGACTTATATGATGAAATCTCTGAAGCCTTGCTTGAGGTCATTGAAGACTTAGACGAAAAGAAGCGTAAGAAGAAAAAGAAAAAGAAGAAGAAGGGTGGCAAGAAAGATGCTTGCTACAACAAGGTAAAGTCTCGCTATAAAGTGTGGCCTTCTGCTTATGCTTCTGGTGCTCTCGTCAAGTGTCGTAAGGTTGGTGCCGCCAACTGGGGCAACAAGTCTAATAAGAAGAATGAAAACCTAGATTATGTAAGACAAGTTATCAGAGAAGAGCTTGAAGTCGTTCTTGATGAAAAAAAAAATTAACTTTTGTGTTCGAAGGTAAAACCTCTGATTTATTAAGAAAAAATCCTAAGTTATCTTTTTTCTTCTTGAATGGTATAGAGAATCCTGTTTATCTGAATTGGCTAAACAATAAAACAAATACAGCCGCATCATCAAAAACTATTAAAACTATTAAAACCTTCCTTAGCTTAAAACAAAAATTAAAACAAAAAGGTCTCTCTACTGATATTAATAGCTATTCGAGCATTAAAGACTTAGAGAACGTTTTGTTAAAAATGAAAGAACCAGATGATCCTACTTTTATTGGTAAATTTGGAGAATGGCTAGTTTATCGACCTGATTCTTTCGCTTCGTCTTGCAAACTTGGAAAAAACACAAAGTGGTGTACTACCACTATAACTAAGGATGCAAGGAACCATTTTGAAGAAATGACATTAGAAGATGGTATAACTCTTTTTTATCTTTTAAGAAAAAATGGCAATCCAAGAAAAAACCCCGAAGATAAGATAGCAATATCGGTTTTTTGGGACGACACTGTTATGTACGACAAAGGAAGAACTGTAGATGCTGTAAATAATAACCTTTCTAAAGAAAAGTTAATTGATATTCTTGGTAGTCAATACTCGCCTATCATATCTTCAATTTTAGGACGTAGTAAACAAGAATCTTCAACAAAATATGATCTGGCTGATCAGGCACAGTTTGCTTCTTCTACTAAAGAGATATTAGAGATCATAAAACAGATAAAAGTAGCAAGATTTGGTGAACAGAAAATCCAGTTCATAGTTGTTCAATTAATTAAGAATTTTCACATTACTTCTGCTTTAATAAGAAAACTGTATTCTATTTACAAGCGTATGGATAATCCTCATGATCATACTTTTGTTTATATGGCCATGGTTGAAAATGATAAAACGCCTATAGATATTATTCAAGAATTAGCCAAAATAAATTTTGTAAGCTATCCATATGCCAAGCTTGCTTTTAGTCGTTGGGGGATAAAATATGAATAGAAGTAAAAAAAACGAAAGTATACATAACAGGTTAAGAGATGTTGTCGCCAATCCAAGAGCACAATCCACCTCTTTTGATTCTACACTAAAAGATCCTGCTCGTTCCACCTCTCTTTATAGAGGTAAAGATGAATTTGACACTATTAAACAAAATCTTCATATTGCGCATACCACTAGCGACATTAAATTAATAAAAATATATCTTCAAGACAAAACATATCGAAATAGTGCGATTTTAAATCGAAATACGACAACTGAGTTACTTAGAGATGCTTTAGAACAGATTGTGACAGGGCCAAAAAAATGGCATGGAATGCTCTCAATTCAGGATGTTGATACTTTAAAATCTATCGCCTATAGACGTGATAACCCTGATAGTCTTTTACGTGACATTCTTTCGATTGACCGAGGCTTATTTCAAGGAGATGGATACAATGAGTTGGTTTATGTAGTTATTAAGAATCCAAGTATCTCAACCGACACTCTTTATAAAGTTTTAAATCATTACGAAGATATCTATGGACCTGTAGTTACTCAGATAGGTCTACCGAGAGGAATAATTACTTTTATAAGAAGTACAATAAAGAGTAGACAACGAAGTCACAACAGTAATCGCTACTATGAGTCAATTCAGAAAGAATTCTCACCCAGTTATATAAGACAGGTTATCAGAGAAGAACTTGAAGTCGTTCTTGATGAAAAAAAAAAGAAAGCAGGAACTGAATCAAGTAAAGAATCCTCTTTAAGAGACTGGTTTGGTCGTAAAGGTGCTAAGGGCAAGAAGAAAGGCTGGGTAGACTGTAATGCTCCTGATGGTAAGGGTGGCTACAAATCCTGTGGTCGCTCCTCTGGAGAAGGCAGAAAGAAGTATCCGGCATGTAGACCAACGCCTGGAGCTTGCAAGGAAAGAGGCAAAGGAAAGTCTTGGGGCAAGAAGTCTGCCAACAAGAAGAAAGAATAAATGTCTAATATAAGCACTTCTGCTGTCATTGTTTTAAATGACCAAAAACAAGTACTTCTCTTAAGAAGGGGGAAAGCTGCCCCTTGGGAGCCTGGAAAGTGGTCTCTTCCTGGGGGTGTTATTGATCCTGGTGAAACACCGGAACAGGCCGGCTCAAGAGAAGCCTATGAAGAAGTTGGAATTAAACTACACAAGATTAAAAAACTAAAAGTTATTGATTCTGGTGAGGGTTGGGCTGTTGCTTTCTTTGTTTGCAGGGATTGGTCTGGAACGCCAGAACTTAAAGAAACACATGGAATTTTAGAAAATGATCAGATGGTTTGGGCGAGCAAAGATGAGCTAAGAAGGTATAGTTTTGTTCCTACTGTTGTTGAAGCACTGACTACTTATTTCGAGGGAAATAAAATGAAACTTACTAAACAACATTTAAAACAAATTATTAAAGAAGAACTGAATATTGCTCTTGAGGAAGTTATCGATATGAATTCTCCTGATATCATATTGATGAGGAAAAGAGGTGAACTATCCAATGAAGATATCTTTGCTCTTGTTGGTAATAGACTTATGGAGATATACCATGGCGATAAGGTACCATATGACGTTTTTCTCATGGACATGAAAAGAAAACCAGGAAAATTTGGTTCTGTGAGTAGTGAAGAATTCAAAGAACTATGGCAAAATTTTGATTCGAATGGATCTGAATACAGACCAGAATTTATGATTGATGGTCGCTTAATAGTGCCTAAACGCACTCTACAAGAAAAGAAAAAGAAAGCTTGTAAGCCGGCCAAAGGCAAGAGGTTTGCAAAACGAGTAAATGGTAAGTGCCGCTCTTTTGGACAGTCTGGACAAGCTAAGAGCGGCGGTGATAGAATCCGACCTGGAACCAAAAAGGGCGATGCATATTGCGCTAGATCTGCTAAAATCAAGAAGTGCAAGAACCCACCATGCGCTAACGATCTATCCAGAAAGAAATGGAAGTGTCGTGGCTCTAAGTCGATGAAGTAGAACGAAACTCCTACTTGAAAACTGGCGCAAATTTTAACTTAAAAAGTTAGCTTTTATCATCTACTTAAAATTAATTCCAACTCCGCTTGACGATTGAGTTGGGGCTGTTATATTTACTACTGTAATGACTAAGGAGTTACATGCTAGCGAAAAAAGCGGACTTTGGAAGGTTTGGTAAGACCTTCCAAGAGGGCCTTGTGCAACTCATTTTTGAGGATAGGCCCTTTGCGGATCAGATTACTGAAGTTCTAGATTCTAGTTTCTTAGAATTAGAATATCTTCGTGTCTTCATAAAAAAGATTATGATCTACAGGCACAAGTACGGCAAGCATCCATCAGTAGATGCCATGCTTACAATCATGAGAACCGATCTTGAGAATGAAAACGAGATCACAAAAAAGCAAGTAAGAGAGTATTATGCTCGTATTCACACTCATGAGTTATTTGAGACAGAATACATTAAGGAAACTGCTCTTGAGTTCTGTAGAAAACAGAAGCTCAAAGAGGCAATGATACAGTCAGTTGAGCTTCTTGGTTCTTCATCTTTTGATGAGATCTCGAAAGTGATCAACGATGCCTTGAAACTTGGCTCTGAGAACAACTTTGGCCACGACTTTATCGCTGACTTTGAAGAAAGATATAAGCCTAAGTTTAGAAAACCAGTTACTACTGGCTGGCCTAAAATGGATAATATTTGTGGTGGTGGACTTGGTAAAAGCGAGCTTGGTGTCGTTATTGCTCCTACTGGGGCAGGTAAGTCTATGGCTCTTGTTCACCTTGGTTCTGAAGGAATCAAGGAGGGTAAGACAGTGGTTTACTACACACTTGAGCTTCAAGACACTGTTGTTGCTAATCGTTTCGATAGCTGCATCACTGGTTTCCCGCTTTCAAATCTTATGGACCACAAAGATGATATCTTTGAACAGATTAAGGATCTTGATGGGTCTCTGATCGTCAAGGAATACCCAACAAAATCTGCAACAACCAATACAATAAAAGCCCACCTGTCTCGTCTTATCAAAAGAGGCATAGAGCCCGGCATGATCATTGTTGATTATGCGGATCTACTTAAGCCAGTAACTATCAGAAAAGAGAAAAGAAATGAGTTAGAGAGTATTTATGAAGAGCTACGAGGTATATCAACAGAGTTTCAATGCCCTGTATGGACAGCCTCTCAGACAAACCGTTCTGGCCTAAATGCTGAAGTTGTTACGATGGAGCAAATTTCAGAAGCCTTCAACAAATGCTTTGTCTCTGATCTGATAATCACACTATCTCGTACCGCTGAAGATAAGCAGAACAATACTGGTAAGATTTTTGTTGCTAAAAATCGTAATGGTCCTGATGGCCTGATCTTTGATTTGCAGATGGATACTTCTAATGTTAGTATAGAAATCGTTAATAAGCCAACTGCAGGCGGGCTACAAAGCACCAATCAAGGGAAGGCTCCTCTGAGTCTTTCCGCACAAAAGAAATTACTTTTAACAAAATACAACAAATACAAAGGAAAAAACAAATGATGAGAACACACATTCGAAAGTTTAAGCTGTCTGATACTTTTATCGATCAGTACTCTGACAAGCAAGTACCATGGGGGCCTCTTGGTTATGTCACTTTCAAGCGCACCTATGCTCGTAGATTGAACGAGTTTAATCCAGAGGCTAAAGGCACCGAGGAATGGTTCCAGACCTGCAGACGGGTGATTGAGGGCATGTTTGACATGCAGAAGCAGCATGTTTATAAGCTTGGTCTAGAATGGAATGACCAGAAGGCGCAAAGAACTGCCAAGGATGCTTATGACCGTTTGTTCAACCTTAAATGGACACCTCCTGGCCGTGGTTTATGGATGATGGGAACTGAATTTATCCACAAGCGCACTGCTGCTGGCCTGTTCAATTGTGCTTTCCGCTCAACCAAGGAACTTCCCACTCACGGTGGTTACTTGTTCTCTTGGATGATGGATGCTCTAATGCTTGGTATTGGAGTTGGATTCGATACACTTGGAGCAGGAACCGTAACAATTAAGCAGCCGGCCTTTACCGACGACATACACACTATTGCAGATTCTCGCGAAGGGTGGGTGCGTTCCGTCAACACGCTTCTTAATGGTTTCTTCTTTGGCGATGAGGTGCCAAAGTTCGATTACTCTGCTATTCGTGGACCAGGAGCCGAGATTAAGGGATTCGGTGGCACAGCTAGTGGCCCCGGACCCCTTATTGAGCTACACAATCATCTAAAGAATCTCTATACCGATCGTATTGGCTCAACAATCACTTCTGTCGATATTGTTGACACAGAGAACCTTATTGGCCGTTGTGTGGTGGCTGGCAATGTCCGTCGTTCTGCTGCTCTCGCTTTAGGTCAGTATGATGACATGGACTACCTAACCATGAAGAATGATCAGGAAAAGCTTGGTCACCACCGCTGGGGTTCTAACAACTCATTCCATGCTGTTGTTGGTATGGACTACACTTGGCACGCAGAACAATCACAGCTAAACGGAGAGCCGGGATATATCTGGCTTGATAATGCCAGAACTCGTGGTCGTTTTGCAGATCCTCCTCGTGATGATGACAAGAATGTCATGGGCTTCAACCCTTGTGTTGAACAGCAGCTAGAGGATGCTGAGCTTTGCTGCCTTGTCGAGACCTTCCCAGCTAAGCATGAAACTTACGAAGACTATCTTGCAACTCTCAAGATTGCATATCTTTATGGAAAGACTGTAACTCTGGCAAACACTCACTGGGCTGAGACTAATGCTAAGATGTTGAAGAACCGCCGTATTGGACTTTCTCAGTCTGGTGTTGTTCAGGCTTTTAATAAGTTTGGCCGCCGCCAGATTCTCAAGTGGTGTGATGATGCTTATGCTCATGTTAAGGACCTTGATGATGAGTATTCAAACTGGCTTTGTATTCCTAAATCTGTTCGCATGACCTCCATTAAGCCTTCAGGAACGGTTTCGCTTCTAAACGGCTCAACTCCTGGCATTCACTACCCAGAGGATGAATACTACATTCGTCGTATCCGTTTTGCCACTGACAGTCAGCTTTTGCCTGCTCTTAAAGAAGCGGGATACAGGATTGAACCTGACCACTACTCACCAAACACTATGTGTGTTGAATTCCCAGTACATGAAGAGCATTTCATCAAGGGCAAACGAGAGGTTACTATGTGGGAGCAGCTTGAGATTGCTGCACAATACCAGCATTACTGGGCCGATAACTCAGTTTCTGTTACTGTCACCTTTAAGGCAGAGGAGGCTGAAGACCTAAAGACTGCCCTTGAGATGTATGAATCAAGATTGAAGGCCGTATCGTTCCTACGCTATCAGGAGACTGGATATGTCCAGGCACCTTATGAGCCAATCACCAAAGAACAGTACGAGGAGATGTCAACTGGGATTACACCAGTCCAGCGCTTCAACACTGAACAAGGTGGTGCCGGTACTAAGTTCTGCGACGGAGAGTATTGTGAATTTTAATCATTTACTCTCTAAGTCGGAGCTTAAGTCAGCATCAAGAGTTTGTAGTTGCGGAATACCTTACTGGCTCCCAACTTCTGAGGGAAGAGCGACAGCGGCCAATAATGTAGCTTTACAGCTATATTGTAAAAATTGTGATGCAAGAACACATATATTTATGCCAACAAGTGAATATCAAAAACATAGCAAAGTAATAATTAAAGAGGTGACTGGTGAATAATTTTAAACCTGTGAATCGATACATTCAGATCGATCTTGAGACAAGAAGCGAGAAGGAAGAAAGTATAGTCCTTCTTCCTGAGAATTTTAAGAAACCAGAAGAGAAGTATGTACAATGTGTTTGCCTATCTTCTGCCGATGATGTGAGGTTTTTCCTTAAACCGAAGGATGAACTAATTATTGATAGAAAAATGGTAGAAGAAATAACCGTTAACCACAAAGTATTTCATGTCATCCTGGATAATTATGTCTTGGGGGTCGTTCAAAAGGAGTAGTATGGATAAGCACTTTTATAATGAGTCATCAGCAGAGAAGTTAGGTTGGGATCCAACTTGGTTTGGGGAGAGATTCTACGACGATAAACTCGTAAGAGCTATCAAGAAGTTCCAGAAAGCCAACAAGATGACTGCTGATGGCCTATGTGGTCCTTCAACATTCCGTGTGGCTTGGACAGAGCGTCAGGCAAACATAGATGACTATCAACCTGTTGATCCAAAATACTCTAATTACATTGTTTATAACAACGACTTCACCCCTATTGAATGGGACAAGTTTGTGCTATGGAGCGAGAGAGGTGGCTTAAAAGCCAGAAAGGGTTCCTACTACGATTACACTGGTCGCCCGAAACGAGCTATCAGATACTTCGTGAACCACTGGGACGTTTGCCTATCCTCTCACTCCTGCCAATCTGTTCTTGACAAGAGGGGTATTTCTGTTCATTTCCTGATTGACAATGATGGAACAATTTATCAGACCCTCGATCTCCAACATGCTGCTTTCCACGCTGGTTCAGAAAGAACCAACAGACCAAGCATTGGTGTTGAGATTACTAATGCTTATTACCCAAAGTACCAAAAGACTTATGTAAAACGCGGCTTTGGCGAGAGACCTATTATAGAGGGAACAAGAGTACACTTCAGTGAGCTTGACCCGTTCCTTGGTTTTTATGACGTTCAGCTTGAGGCCTTGAAGGCACTCTGGAAGTCAGTCCATTTAGCCACAGGAATCCCTATAGAAACGCCTCTAAACCAGTTTGGTAAGACCTCTACTGTCTATGAGCAAGACTTTGCTTACGGCAAGAGAAAGGGCTTTGTGAGCCACTACCATGTGAATAAAAGGAAGATAGATTGTGCTGGACTAGATATCAAAACGCTTCTAGAAGAGCTTGACAGCTAGTCCCAGCGTGCTATATTGTTGTCTCGACGGAGGCACAATGGTTAACAGAGTTCTTGCCGGTAAAAAAGGCAAAGAAGACGGAGATAGGTTTGAGAAAAAATACCGAGCGAAATACTTGGTAGATAAGCCAGAAAATCAACATGATATCTGGGGTCAACGAATAACCATATCGAAGTCAGACACTACCAATAACAAGTCTATCAAGAACCCAAGCAAATATAATACATCAATACAAGTACAAGTTTGTTCAGTTGAAAGGTTTAGTAAACTCTTAAAACCTCCTCAAGAGGTTTATAGTCAGCTTAGCCAATTTGTTGGCAATCATCCAAGCCTCCACCACAGAAATGGGTTTAAAAATAACCCCGCAGTCTTTAAAGATGTCTGTAAAGAGTGGGGAGTCAACACCACCAGTCTTTCTCTAAAAAAAGAGTTGATGAGATCTAGACTCTTATGTAGTTCTATTACTAACTTTTCAGAAGTAACCGACTGGTTTCAAGATAATCTAGAAAATATCTATAAATTTGTTCTCTCTACTGGCTTTAATAATCCAGTTAATACAGAGACAATAGCCAAGCAGATGGTATGGGCAAGAGAAAAGAATAATATTGACTCCATAGTTGAATATGATATAGAAAGTATTATCAAAAATATTTATAAAATAAAAGTAAAAGTAAGACCAAGTAACTCTGTCATAGAGTTTGGTCCGATGACTTTACAAATGAAAGGTTCTGGCAAATGTGCTGCATATCACAATATGCAATTCAATATGAGTCTTAAAGACTTAGAAACATTCTTAGGAGTTAGAAAATGAAAGCATTATCATTATTTAGTAATATAGGGATCTCAGAAGCATACCTGTCTCAAATAGGAATTGAGGTTGTGGTCGCCAACGAGTTGATGGAGAACAGAGCAGAATTTTACAGGTTGTTGTATCCAAATACAAATATGATTTGTGGTGATGTAACAGATCCGGCGATCTTCAATAAAATTATGAAGGCCTCAGAAGGAGTAGAACTAATCATTGCCACACCGCCATGCCAAGGTATGTCGATGGCAAATGCAAAAAGAAGCGATAAAAATGATGTTAGAAACTCTCTAATCAAAAAAGTCATTGAGGCAGTTAATATCTTAAAACCTGAATATGTGTTAATTGAAAATGTCCCTGGGATGGCGAATACATTCATTAGTCACAACAATAATACAATAAAAATTATAGACTTTATTAAGACCAATATCCATAATGATTATAACTTTGACTACAAAGTTCTAAATGCTTCTGATTATTCAACCCCACACAATAGAAAAAGGTTGATAACTTTACTTTCAAAAAAGAAAGAAATTAAATGGCCAACCCCTACAACACCAAAAGGGTCTCAGACTACCGTTAGAGATGCAATTGGGCACCTTCCTTCACTAGAAAGTGAACAGGATTCAGGTATCTTATGGCATAAAGCTAAGAAGCATAATCAGAATCACATTCTATGGATGAAAAACACACCAGAGGGCAAAACAGCATTTGATAATAAAATTCATTATCCTCAAATCATAGACAAGGACACCAACACTTTGAGGAAGATCAAAGGTTTTAAGACAACTTATCGCAGAATAAAATGGGATGAACCGGCTCCTACTATTACCATGGCTAATGGCTCTGTTAGTTCACAAAATAATGTCCACCCAGGAAGCTTATTACCAGATGGTACTTATTCTGATGCTAGAGTACTAACTGTTAGGGAAATTCTTCTGCTTATTGGTCTTCCCGCTAATTGGCTTAATAACTACACCTCTTATAAGGAGGGTTTCATTAGAAAAGTATTGGGTGAGTGTTTTCCTCCCCATTTTTCCAAGGCTATTCTAGAAGAGTTGACAGCACCTTAAAACATGTTATATTACTACCTCAATGGAGGATAAGTGTACAACAAATCAATTGATATCTACGGCGATGGAATTGGCCGCGTAGATTATGTTAACCATATGGGTGACGACCTTACCGTCGTAAACTCTGCCCGAGTATCATTCGGTGTAGAAAAGGAAGAAATAGATGCAAAAGACAAAAAACTCATCAACTATCTCATCAAGCACCGGCACACGAGCACGCTGGAGCATAATCTTGTTACTTTTAGGTTTACCGTTCCTCTCTACGTTCGCTCTCAGCACCATCGTCATAGAACATGGTCTTATAATGAGATTTCTAGAAGGTATACTCCTTTAAACATCAAGTTCTATGAACCCAAAGAGTTCAGAACACAACACAAGAGCAACCGACAGGCAAGCAACGCCGAAGAGTTGATTGATCCAGATGTCGGACGATGGCGTAAGCAACGCCCAGCCTCATTTCTTGTTAAACAGCATAATGAAAAATCTTTAGTTCTATTTAATGAACTTATCGAAGCAGGCGTTTGCCGAGAACAAGCCCGTGGAGTTCTACCACAGAACCTCTACACCGAATACTACGGCACAGTCAACCTGTCTAACCTCTTGAAGTTCATTGACCTTCGCACACACGAAGGGGCACAATGGGAGATCCAAAAAATGGCTGAGGCTTGCTTGGAGATTGCTACGGATCTGTTTCCTGAAACTGTGGGTGCTTATCGTAGGATTAGAGAAAATGCTTAGTAGATTCTTTTTATACCTGTCCCGACTGTTTGATACAAACAAAAACAGAGGACACGAAAGAGATGGAACTTACCACAATTGGGAGAACGAAGAATGAAAGTCGGTGCTAGAGTCTGTGATGCTTTGTTCAACCCTGATAGTGGTATCAACAGAGGCACAGGAACGATTATAGAAATCGAAGAGTTGGAGGGACCACCTAAAGGTGTTTACTCCGTCATAGTAAAGTGGGACAAACCTATCCCAGAAGGAAACCCAATGGGATTGACAGAAGATACAAGTGATGATTATCTTGATGATCTGATTCTACTGGAGAACGAAGAATGACAAAAGAAATAGCAGAGACGATAATAAAAGAAATAAACACAGATCTTGAAACAATTTCTGATTTCTGTCATTATAATCGAATGTCCGAAGAAATTACTTTTATGGAAAATGCCACAGAGATTTTCAAAAAGCACATCAATCTCAGCGAAGAAGAAGAAATGCTAATTCGTGTGGCTCTGTCTGTTGGATACTCAGCCCGCCGCTCAAGGAGAACGAAGAATGAAAGTCGGTGATAAAGTTCGTCTTGCTCATTTCCACGGCTCTACCGGAGATCAAATCTTGGCTGAAAGCGGAGCCGCAGGAGTAATCAAGAGCATTGAAGAAGAACCTGAACCAAATGTTCTTACACGATGTGTAGAAGTTCAGTGGAACGACGGCATCAGTTGGCACTTTCGGCATAGACTTATATTGGAGAACGAAGAATGACTCCAATTATAAAATACGTTTCTTGTCCTAAATGCATAGTTCAATCTAAAGTTGATTGCCTTGGCGATAGAATATGCTCGGATAGGCTTTATCTTTTTAGAGAAAAGGC